TCCAACTTAGTTCATCGAAATTCGCATTGTATTTCTCATCACCAGGAAGGATCAGCTGGACTCCCCACGATTTCAATTGTAATCGTAAGAATCCCATCTGCTCCCGCCAGAGTGTAAGAACACGCTCGCGTCTTTCTTCAGACAGACCATTCATTAGGTCTCGGTAGACCGTACAGAGAGGAGCTTCTTGTGATGAGAAATCGTCACTAGTAGACTCTGTCTTTGCCACCTGTCCTGTTTCGAGAGTTCTCGTAAACCTTTGGTGATCCTTCCCCTCATCGGGATACTGTCGTTGCTCCATGTTCATTCCCTTACCTCTTCCATGTAGGAGACCAAAATTGACGAAACTCGTCAAATAGATCTTTGGTCCTTCGTAGAATCGGTCTTCACCCTCCGGATACTTGAAGAAAAAAGTAGTACTGTTGACCTGACAGAAGTCTCTCGTAAAGAAATTCTTTCCGAGTGACTTTGCTAGTCCGAATTGTGTACACAACTCTTCCCAGATCTTGTACCGGTCCGAGGTGGATACGGCGAGATAATCATCACCGTTGATCAAACACTTGGGAACGTCCTTCAAACAAATGAAATCTCCTTTTTCTCTCTCACAACTTATCCAGTGGAGACAATAGTTGATCAGACACAAAACTAAAAAACTTACGGTTGATCCCATAAGTTGTCCATTTTGTTGTTTGACCATCCATTCGTTGTTTCATCCAGGGTTACGATTGACTAACAATTTACTCCAATCCACATCTCTTACCTTTGGGAAAGAGCGTGCCTCGTAGTGAATGTCGGCCGACGTAGTCATGGATTTGACACGTTGTAGATAGTCTAAGAAGACCAGATCATCATTCGTTTGTGACAGTCTGTCAACTATCACGTCAAGAACGACGTCTGAAAGCCTGCTGTTGAGGTTATCCGTTGCTGCCTTAAAATCGCCACTTAGTGCGAACTCATTATCCCCCATTGATCCAAAAAGGTTCTCAATATCCGATTGCTCGAGCTTACGCCCGATCAGTTGAAACTGAGGGAGTCTGTGCAAGTGTTGCCACAAACTCTTTTGGACCGAAGGAAAGAATCGCTGCCCAAGGGCATCCGCCAATGTTACTGTCCGAACCTTCAAGGGTTCAAGGATAAACGCTGGGCGAACTTTCATTTTCGGTTGATAACCTAACATCTGCCTGAGTAATGAGTTGTAATCCGGATAACAGCTGTAAACAGCACGTACACCAGGACCATCACCCTCCCTCCATGTTTGAGCAAAACCCACGAATTCCGGACTCTTAGGTCCAGTACGACCCTGAAAAATGTCGTACATGTCCATGAGAAATCGTGAGGAGCCCCCTTCACTTCGGGTCACATCAAAGGCCGCAGATGTGCTTTCAGACTGACAATCGCCAATCCTTGGTGTCTTCCAACCACGTAAGATCTTTTCACACTT